AGCCCCATTAGTTACGGGAGCCGCAGAAAAACCGTCTGCGTTTACAAACCCTTCCGTAGCTTCAAAAGGTGAAGCAGAAACCATTTCCGCAAGGTCGATCACCTGTACGGAACGTAACCGTAGGGTTACACCTGTAGCTTTAGATGAAGGAACTTTATAAGGAATTACAGCTACGGCAATGTTTACTGTACTGCCTGTGGTTAATTGAAACCCCTCAGGAAGCTTATTAATTTTAGCGTCGAACTGGTCAGGCGCTTTAGTAGGGACACTATCGTACGCTGCCTTAATAGAAGCTTTGCCCACAAAACTACCGTCCTCTTGCTCTTTAAACGGTTGATGTAGCTTCTCGTTCCAATCAGCATCACGCTTAGGTGAATTTTTATATTCGGTATTCATAACCTTATATAAATCTTTAGCTTGGTCTGGAGTCATTACAAAATCAACTTGGTATGCAGCACCATCATCTTTCGCTGCACAAGGAACGCTCTTTCCTTTTTCCCCTGCTGATGTATCAAACCTATATGGTCTATCCATTTTAGGATAACGTGCTTTCACATTATTAATTATGTGAAACTTATTCTGGTTATTAGCCATTGTTTAAGTCCTCATTGTTTGCATAAATAAACCCTTCCTGTACTGCAAAGGGAGATTTAGATTTACTAGATAATAAAAGTGCTGACTGTGTGGATGGGTCATCTTTAAGTTGCACAGCTACTGCTAGTTCTTCTTCGGTCAAAGGCCGAACTGGGTTAAACACAAGCCTTGGTAGATTACTAGACTTATCAAAGCTTATGTTGGTAACTACTGAAACTAACGGGGCGCTATTGGCGTTAAGATGCTTTAAGTATGCTTGCATNCACATCTTATGTGNGTCTTTTCCAAACACACTTGTAGCGGGTAGTTGTAGTTGATAAACCTTAGGGATAAACCCTTCTTCCTCTACAAAACAAAACGCTATTCGTTGATGGAATCTACAAGCCCTGCTGTTACCTTCGCCTGACCCCTTTATATTTTTCTCGCATGTCAAACAGTTATTACTTTGCTTCTCACCTACCTCTTCATCAGGTCGAGAGTTGCGTGTATCACTAGACCAACATACAGGTTTAGTGTGAGCCTCAGGGTTATATGTATTAGGATAATAGGTTCGAGAAACAGGAGCAGCAGTAAGGATTACTCCTTCTACTACAGTACCTTTGATGTTAGAACTTTCTTCTTCTATACACGTAAATACACCATCTCGAATACTAATACGATTCGTAAATTCAGGTGTTACCTCAGGCGGCTTGCTTTTTAAACGGGAAATTAACCCTTGATAAAGAGGGTTTAGCTCCTTTTCATTTCCTTCTTCATCCATGTCTATTCGTCTTCGTAGTAATCAGAAAACAAGTCTAGTTGTTTTGATGCTTCTTCGCTTGGTTTAGGTATTAGGTCAGCTTCAATTTTACCGTTCTTCAACCCTGTAACTACTTCGGCCACACAGAAACGGTACGTATTCCCTACCTTTATGTAGCTTTCTTTTGGGATAACCCCGCTGCGTACCCAACTACGTACAGTAGTTACAGCCAAAGAAAGATGTCCTGCTAATGTTTCTATCGGTACGTATTTATCTTCACACACATTCACTTTTTTGCTCTCCTTACAGTTACCGTATACTGGCTATCACACCGCAACCCTGCGGGTAATATCTCAGGGTTGTCTTCTAAAAACTGTCTCATGTTGCCTTGATGAATTCGTTTTTCTAGCAGTTCAGGTACTGCGTGTTCCATTATGACTTTATTAAGAGCAGACCAATCCGTAGTAGTGTAGCGTCTACGCTCTTGGCGGTAGAACTGATGACCGTCCATTGTAGTACCACTCTTACTACCACTATTAACTAAATGCTGCTGTATAATCGCATCTAATCGGTCTAAATCTTCGTTAAGAGCTTCCTCTTCTTCTTTGTAACGTTGAGATAGCTCACGTTTTGCTTCGCGTACCTTTACATACATACGCACTGCCTTATCGACAGGTATATCGTTTGCTTCCATATTACACTCCCACTGTGTTAAGAAGCTGAGTATAGTGCTATATTATTTGTTATTCAAGCAATTCTTTGTATAAGTCTATTATTTTTGTGTGTATGTTTATTTTGCTATCAAGAAGTGTGTATACACGTTTCTCTACGTTAGAACCTTCTAGCTGAACCACCGTACATTTGTGTGTCTGCCCTGACCTATGAACCCTAGCGTTAGCTTGAGCATATGTTTCTAATGAAGGTACTGGCCCCCACCACACGACTGTATTCGCGGCTGTTAGTGTCACTCCATGTGCTGCTGCTTGGGGTTGTATCACTAATACTTGAGGGTTATCGGTCTCTTGGAACCTTTTAAATATGTCTGTTCGGCGGCTTGCTGACACATCCCCTTTAATCATTTCGGTAGGGATGCCATCTCCAATAAGTTTCTCAGAAAGAATTTCAATAACGTGTTTGAAAGGGACGAACACCAATACTTTTTGTGTTGTCTCGTCAATAACCTCACGTAGAACTTTGTATCTGTTTTTAATATCAAACTCTACGGTTTCGCCCGAATCGCTGTACACTGCCCCACAAGATATTTGTAATAGCTTATTCATGTTTACAGCCGCATTAGCTGCTGTTATTTCTTCCCCTGCTGCTACAGTTACCATCTTACGTTTTAGTACGTCATAATAAGTTTGTTGCTGCCGCGTAAGTTGAATTTCGCGTTTAGTGTACGTCATTGGGGGTAGGTCAAGGCATTGGTCTTTAGTGAATCTTATAGCAGGCTGAAGGGCATTGAATACAGTATCCGTCGCTGAGTCTTTTGGAACCCACTTGAACTGGGTAACTTTGTGCATTACTAACTCGCGGAATCCACTAAAAAATCTAGGTACATTTCGCGGATTAATGAGTTTAGCTAGGCCGTATGCATCTACAGGAGACTGTGCGGCGGGTGTAACTGTCATCATCCACAGCCACGTAGAAGGAGCCATCAACGAGTTAAGAGTCTTCCACCTTTTAGATTGAGCGTTTTTATAGTGCGTAGCCTCATCAGCAATTATTAAATCAAACCCCCCTTCTTCTATTTCATCTTTAATTATCTCAACGCCATCGTAATTTATAATAACGTATTCTGCTCCGTTAGCTATTATCTCCTGACGTTTACGCTTAGAACCATGAGCAATATCCACAGTACGGTGCATGGCGAACTTAAATAAGTCGGAACGCCACGCAGAATCCATAATGGAAAGGGGGCATACAATTAAAACTCGGTTTATAACTCCTTGTTTTAAAAGGAAATCAGAAGCCCATATAGCAGAAGCTGTTTTACCTGTTCCTTGTTCGTTAAAACAAAAAGCTCGTTGGTTTAAAGTAAGAAATGCTGATGTAAGTTTCTGATGTTTAAAGGGTTTATGCTGACCGCCCCATGCGTACTGCCCCAGTATAGGTGAAGGTACGTCTCGAATGTTTAAGTTTTTTAAAACGCGAGACTCATCTACCCCCCACTTCACAAGGACTTCATTGTTTCGTAGCTCTTTGCTTTTGGGTATGGCGGTAGTTATAGCTTCAGGAGTACGTACTCGTAGCAATAAAGCTTTATTTTCTACAATCTGCATCTACTTCTTCTTTTTGTAATTGCGAGAACGGTTAGCACTACGGCTTTCAATTCGGTATCCCTGTTTGTTGGAACCGCCTCGACTCAATGCTTTGTTATGGCTTACGTCTTTCCCTTCCCTACGGTCAGCCTTGCCGTTTTTATTGCGGTCTACCCCTGCTTTATCTACGGCTCGTCTTGCCTTCTGTCTTTCCATTCGGGCTTTGAACGGCTTGCTTCCCACAGGTTTATTAACTTGTTTCTTGCGATCTTTAGGATTTTTATAAGGCATATTATCTCCTACCGTTATGAGGACATTCAGTTACTACGCAGTGTGCTCTACATAAACCTGTTGGTCTAGGGTTCCACACATCTACGTCATAGGCTTTCTCTAGTTTAGCGTATTCTATTAGCCACTTTTGCCACATCTCCGATTCCTGATCTATGGTATAAGTGTCCTTTATAAAGGCGTTACATATAACAAAGAGTAAACCTCCCTTTACTTTTTTCACTTCAGGGAAATGTTTAAATGTAGCCAATGCCATAAGTTCTAGTTGGCCTTTATCTGCATACTTAGCTGACTTCCCTGTTTTGTAGTCTATTACTTTAGCAGTACCTGTTTTCCTATCTAATATAGTAAGGTCAGCTACTCCTCTCCACCATACGTTCTCGTCAAAGAAACCGCATGGCTCCAGATTAGCAGTTAGCCCCATCCTGTACTCGCAAAGTTTTTCTCCTTCCATAGCGTTGAGCCTATCAAGGATGTCTTTGGCAAACTTAAAGCGAGGGTCAAGTTCAGAATCAGTGCCGTCTATGTAGTGTTCCGCAGCAGTATGAAATTCTGAGCCATACGTCATCGCACGCGAAGTAGGCTCCGCGTAATCTTTAGCTACCTTGAGGTGGTAGTATTTTTTAGGGCATTGGTCGAAACTCTTTATACTACTAAAAGACCATGCGGGTTTTTCCATTCCTTGCAATCTCCGTAGTTCTTCCCTATTTGCACATCTCCTGTAAGCGGCAACCCTTCTGCCCATACAGGAACCCACTGCATACACTCTTCTACAAAGTATGCAGCAGTATCAACTTCCTTGTTTGGTACACAGCATACCACACTATCATGCACTGTAAGCAATACCTTGTACCTTTTTGCTATCAAAAGCATTTGCTCGGCCATAATACATCGGGCTATACCCTGACATATGTTCTCTATGGCTTTACCACCATATATCTTGTTCCACCCCCGCCGAGTTCGGTATACCAACTGCATACCATTTTCATCTTGCTCCACTTTGAGGTTATCGTAACGCATCAATAATCCTGATGGTAAACGTATAGCATTGTATTCTGGTACAACATTAACTATTCCCGGCCTTCCAAGTTCATATGTGTCTCCTTGATACATACCTACAAGGGCTGCCTGTGCCTGTCTCCATAAAGCAGGGATAGCATTATTAGCATCTCTATATACTTTGATAATGCGTTTTGCTTCTTGAGGTTCTACTTCAACCCCAAAGCTTTTAAGTTGGTTTTGAAATTTAATGGCTCCCATCCCATACCCTGCGCCCAAGATTGTGGTCTTCCCAATGAAACGTTGTTCAGGAGATATATCTTCGACAGGCTTATTGTAAATATCAGAGGCCATTATCTTGTACACATCCTCTCCTTTCTGGAAAGCTGTCACTAAGGTCTGATGTTCAGCAAGCCATGCCAATACTCGCGCTTCGATTTGTGCCGAATCCGATTCAATAAGTGTGTACCCTTCGGGGGCTGCGATACAGGACTTCAAAACTTTGGCGTTTTGCCCCCTGCTCGGTAAGTTTTGGAGGTTAATTTTGTCGTACCCGCCCCACCTACCTGTGTGTGCAGCATAGTATTTAATTGGTACAGGGAGTGTGCCTCTACTTGCTATGTCTAAAAACTTCTGAGTACGTGTTTCCTCAAGTGTGCTTTTAAGTCCAATCCTAGCGGCTACTAAGGTTTGCACCTTTGTATCTTCATGGTCTTGGAGAGCCACAAAATCTTCATCACTCTTGGCAAACGCAAACGTTTCTTCTCCAGTACGAAGACTTATTTTGGTAGGGGGATTAACTCCAAGAGATTCCAATGCTTTAGCAAACTTAGGGTTAGACATCAGTTCGTCTTTGTCTATACCTAATTCTTTAATGTGTGCTACAAGTTCTTCTTTCTCTTCCTTGATAGATTCAAGGTGGTTTGTAAGCTTGGGAATATCTAGCTCCAACATTGGATGGGTAAACATCCTCAAAGTCATATCTATGACCTTTAATTCTTTCTTGGGGAAGCTAAATAAGAAATGGTTGAATAACTGGTAAGTAAGTTCTGTGTCGTTTACGCAGTAGTCTCCGTATCGTGCGAGTTCCTCAGATGTAAAGTCACACCTATGCTTGCCCGCTGCGTTTAATATCTCGTCTCCCTTCTCTCCTATATCGTACAGTTCTGCTAGGTTTTTGAGACTTGCACTAACCTCAACACCGTGGAGAGCGCGAGACATGCTGAGAGTGTCAAACCATACGCGAGGAGATATACCAAAAAGCCAATGAAGAATAGCCCCATCGAACATGCAATTATGAGCAAGTACAGCACATTCGCTCCAGTTGTAGGAGCGACATACATACTCTTTAAGATCATTGAAGTCTCCCGACAGCCAGTGTGTTTCTCCATCGTTGACTTTTATAGACATCCCAATAACTTCAAATTCAGGATGGCGTATGTATTCCTCTGTAGTTAGTTTCTTTAGTGATATATCTTTATCGTAATAGGTTTCAAAATCAATCGTTATTAGCTCCATTAAGTTTCCCCAAATCTTTTCTCCATAATTTTTCTCTTAGTATAGCGTCTTCAAAATTATTACAGGCAATACACCACCACCCTATACGCTCGTTGCGTTCGGTGTTGATAATTTCTTCGGCTATACTCCCACATCGCAAGCATTCTTTAATGCTTATATCATTCTTATCAATCATCAATACTAAATAGTTTGGTAGGTAGGATACTTTCAAGTATAGGTTTGTGTGTCTCTACAGCTTCGTGTTTTGGTATCACAACCATTACATTTTTATCTGCATGTACTATGCAGTGCGTTTGCATGTGTAAGTTGGCGAGGTACTCGGCCTCTTCCAGTGCTGCTTTAGTATCTGTAAATTCAGTCATCCTTCTTCTCCTTTTCTAGTTTAGTTTTAATTGTTTCTATTTGGTCGGCTAAGTCTTCTAACTTCTCCATGAGATACTCAACTCTCTGAAGTGTTCGTTCGACATCTTCATCTGTCATTTCTATTATTACTTTCTTCACGTAACCTTCCCCTAAATACCTTCCCCTAAAG